TGTTCAACACAGCCCCAACCCATAACAGAAGTCAAATTGTATCCAGTGCTCATCCCCTGCAATAAACCAATATTTAGCCTAAGCACAAATCTAGATTTGGTCTTGGCTTTAGAGCAAACGGAACTTGCTCGAGCACAGTGTTCAGCGCAGGTGGATTCCATTATCAAAATTCAGGATCAAAACAATGAGAAAGCCCGATAGTTTACGAAGTCACTTACTCAATGCGGTGAAAGAACTCCAACGTGATCCTGATCGTTTGTTGATATTTACAGACAAAGGTAATGTCCGTTGCACTATGGCAAATGGCCTTTCATTTGAATATGTCTATGAAATCAATTTAATCCTAACCGACTTTGCTGGAGAGCTTGATGCGGTCATGCTGCCTTTGTTTGATTGGGTGCGTACGCATCAGCATGAGCTGTTGGTTAACACTGAAAAATCGAAAGAGGCATTCAAGTTTGAAACTGAAATACTGAGCAATCATACAGTCGACCTTTCTTTAACATTTCCTCTAACTGAACGGGTGATTGTGAAACGTCAAGGCGATGGCACACTCGATATTTCTTTTCCCGATGAGCCTCAATACGAAACTGCGACTGAACCTAAGCCATTCAGAATGATCAATTATAAGACGGGTGAAGTCTTGGCTGAGTGGATGTCTGCGCCACCTGAAAATCATTACTTTGGGCCCTAATTTATGGCAGAGCTTCAGGTACTAAACGATTATCTTGCTCCATTGCTTACCAAGTTAAGCGATGCCGAGCGTCGAAAATTAGAAATGAGCATTGCTCGCAAAGTTCGGGCATCACAAAAGATTAGGATAACGCGACAACAAAATCCCGATAGCAGTGCTTTTGTGCCTCGAAAAAAACGACTAAGGGACAAGAAAAATAAAATCAAAAACAAAATGTTCAATCTTATTAAAACCTCAAAATATATGCGGATAGAACGAACCTCTGAAGGGGTGGCTATTGGCTTTATGAACAGAGTGGCCAACATTGCCCGAGTTCACCAATATGGTTTAAGAGATCGAGTTGAAAAGGGCGGTCCGACCGTCAAATATGACAGCCGAGAGCTATTAGGTTTTACCCACGCAGAATTAGAAATGATTGAATCCGAAGTCTTAGACCATTTTTCAAAATAAGAACAATCCTTTGTATATAGCGCATATACAAAAATAATCACATGCATAAAAAGGCGGGCTGCATAACGATTGAAACATGAATGCAGATCTAGCCCGTCGTCTTGAAAATCTTATCCGTTTTGGACGGATCAAGACCATTGAACCGTCTCAACCCTATACAACAGTCACCGTCAATTTAGGCGAGATTACGACTGGAAATATCCGTTATTTAAATTTAAGAGCTGGAGCAGATAGAACTTGGGATCCTCCAAGCATTGGGGAAGAAGTTGTAGTTCTCAGCCCTTCAGGTGTTTTAGACATGGGTGTTGCTATAGCTGGCTTGAACAATGAAACCAACCCTGCGCCATCACGTGACCTAAATAAAGTAATTCGACTTTTTTCAGATGGTTGCCTGATTTGCTATGACGTTAGTTCACATGCACTTGAAGCCATTTTACCTGAAGGAGGAACTGCAGTTTTGACCGCATTAGGTGGTGTCACTATTAATGGAGATACGACCATTAATGGCAATGTTCAGGTCAATGGTAGTACTGCTATGACTGGAAATAATACGGTAGGTGGAAGCCAATTGGTTCAAGGTAGCAGCCACTCAACAGGTGACTTCAGTACAGAAGCCGATGTAAAAGCAGGCGATATCAGTTTGAAAAATCATAAAACATCGGGCGTTCAGTCAGGTGAAAGTACTTCAGGAGTACCTGTTCCATGATCAATAAAAAAAATGGTCAAACGATCAGCACAGTCCAAGAGTCAATACAGCAAGCAATAGAGGACATCATCACGACTCCCATTGGGAGTCGGGTTATGCGCCGAACCTATGGATCACTGATTTTTGAATTAATAGATCAGTCCATTAATGATGCTTTGATCTTGAAGTGCTACAGCGCAATTTATACCGCAGTTTCAACTTGGGAAAACCGCATCAACATTAGTCAAATCACTGCCAGTGGTGTAGATGGTACAGGTTTGGTTTTTGACATTGAAGGTGTCTATAGAACCACAGGACAAGAAATGAATTTAAGAATTCCATTAAATATGGGGGCTCAAGCATGAGTGTTGATTTTTCACAACTTTCAAAACCAAGCATGGTCGAAGAAATAGATTTCGAAAGTATTCTTTCAGAGCGTAAAGAATACTTAATCAGTTTATTTGACCAAGTTGAGCAAGATCAAATTCGTCAAGTCCTACAAAGAGAAAGTGAGCCGCTTACTAAATTCTTAGAAGAAAATGCGTATCGGGAAGTCATTTTAAGAAACAGAATTAATAATGCATCACTTTCAGTTCTGCTGGCATTCGCTGAAAAAACGGATTTAGATGCGGTGGTGGCAAATTATGGAATTACACGACTGCTTGTGAGTGAAGCAACTATCGAGACAGGTGCTGTGTATGAAACAGATGATGCCTTGCGTCATAGAGCATCCCTTGTTTTTGATTCCTTGAGTGTCGCTGGACCAACGTCTGCATATGAATATCATGCATTATCCAGTGATGGTCGCGTCGTTGATGCAAAAGCATCATCACCAGCACCTGCAGAAGCTTTAGTTACAATTTTACAAAGTGACACCACAACAGGTGCAGCAACCAGTGAACTTTTGGTCATTGTTCAAAATTATTTAAATGATGATGTACGCCGACCTGTCGCTGACCGTTTAACAGTTCAATCTGTTGAAGTTGTGCCATTTGAATTGGTTGCAACAATTTACACAACCAGTTTACCTGAATCGGATTCACTCATTTCTTCAGCTAAAGCTGCAGTGCAAAGCTATCTAGATGAAAGCCGTAGAATTGGTCGTTCAATCTACATATCAAAGCTTTATAACTTGTTACATGTCTCAGGTGTTGTAAGAGTGGTGATTTCCAGTATTACGACTGATATTGAAATTAGTGCTGTTCAAGTGGCTCATTGCACCAATATCACTATTAATGCAGGGGAAGCTTAATGGCTACACTTCTACCCCCAAATTCAACAACCCTTGAACGACATGTTTGTCATGCAGCGTCTAATGCCATTGAGCTTGAAGTAAATATCAAAAGTATAGCTACACTAAAAAATCTACCTAACGATTTTCTCCCTTTAATTGCTTGGCAAAACTCTGTTGATCGCTGGAACCGAAATTGGTCTGAAGAACAAAAAATTGCACAAATTAAAGCCAGTTTCGAAATTCATAAATACAAAGGTACGAATTATGCACTTCGTAAAATCGTCGAAGCATTTGGTTATAACGTCACAATTTATGAATGGTGGCAAGAAGTACCGATTAGCGAACCAGGAACTTTCCAAATCCTAATAGATACAAATAACCAAGTTTTAACAGAACAAGGGCTAAAAGTATTACTTCAACTTATTGATGACGCTAAGCCATTAACTCGGCACTGTAAAAACATACAAATAAATGTGCAACCTAGCATAGCTAACTACCATGCTTTAGCAGCTTGTTATAGCGGTGATGAAACAACGATTTACCCAGAAATACCTGTCATTAGTATTTTGCCAAGCATCTTTTGGGCCTTTTACGAACATCAAACAACAGAGATTTATCCTTTTGGAGTTACCCTATGAGCTACTATACAAAATTGACTGATTCAGGCTTAAATGCCATAACAGCCGCACTGAACAGTAGTTCAAAGGTACCAATCTCGTATATGGCATTTGGTGATGGACTTGGATCTGTACCAGAGCCTGATGAACATGCTACTTCTTTGGTAAATGAAGTTTATCGAGTCGGAATTAATAAAGTTGACGTTCATGAAAAAAATGAAAACTGGCTCGTTTGTGAAGCAGTTATTCCGTCTGCTGTAGGTGGGTTTAATATTCGTGAAATTGCTTTGTACGACAATACAGGCAATACCATGTTGGCAATTGCAAACTATCCTCCAACTTATAAACCTTCTGTAGAAGAAGGGGCGGCAAAAATTCAAACAATTCGCATTGTTATTCAAGTTGATAACAGTGGAGTTTTTGAATTAATTATTGACCCTGATATTGTTTTAGCAACAACACGATCTGTAATGCAGGCCAAAGAAGATGCTATTAAACATAGTGTTCATTTATTTGAAGAAATGGACAAAAATCTCCCCACCACATTTGGACAACCAGCAGGATTAATGGGTGGTGCTGTACGACTTAAGCCAGACGGCACACCTTATTTTATTACTGATAGTGCACATGCTCCCATTGGATTTACTGGAGTTGAGAAGTCTGGTTCATCTGTTTTAAAAGTGAATTATGCTCATAACTTTCAAAAAGTCGGAGCGCTACTTGCGACTGTTGATGAAACATTAGCTCCATACATGTTGAGTATTGGTGGTTCTGTCGCTCAAAATTTTGCTAACATTCAAATTGCTGCGCCACTTTATTTTTCTGCAAAAGGCGATGGAACA